TCCTCGGCGGATCGTCGTTCCTCTTTCGCCATCACCTCATGCCACTCGTTCCAATACTCAAGCTCACGGTATGGCATGGCCGAAAGCTCTGATGGACTAGCACCGCGGAAGAACAGATTGCCCAGCCAGCGGTGGACGTTGTCCATCACACAAGCGAAAAAACCGTGGACAGGGTCTCCGCGCATGTGAGATCGACCCCGCCCAAATTGAAAAACACTTGCTGCGGCTGCTTCGAGATCGCCGCCAAGAGGGCGTAAATCTTCTGGTGTGGTGACCCCTTGTCAACGTCCTTGATCGCCGTGCGGGCCTTGCCGGTGACCTCGTAATAACGGATCTCGTTCACCCCGCCGACGGGGCGGCGAAGGTGTTGCACGATCTTGATGCCGCTGCCGTCCTCGTCGTCGTCGATCTCAAGGCGGCCCATCTCGACGTTGCGAAGCAGGATGTCCTTTACGTCGTCGGCGACAGCTTGGGCCTTGTCGGCGTTGTCTGATTTCAGGCGCTTCGCGAGATCGATCTCATAATAATCGAACAGCTTGGCGATCTGCTTCTCGGCGGATTCTCGACTCACTACTTGCATTGCTCAGCTCCCTTTTTCTGGCCCGCTATCAGGCGACGAATGGCGCCCAGGGCTCACGTGGTAACAGCGTGAGTGTGCACCGATTTTCTTCGGTCTCGTAGGTCTCATAATGGATCACGCCCGTTGTCCGGTACGTGTCGCCGGCGGCGTTCGTCCACGCCAAACCGTACGGCGTTTTCCTGTCGTTGAACGCCTCGAGCTTCTGCCGGTCTTCGGCGTTGCAGATCAAGATCACGCTCTCCACGTTTGGAGTTCGGCGCATCTTCTTGATCATCGGCTTGCCGCTCGTGGCGACTAGGTCGTTCTCGTACTCGGTCGGGGTGACCGAGAAGTTTGAATCCGCGGCGACGTCGAAAGCGATCCCGTCGATCTCTAGCGCGCCGTTGGACCCTGCTACGTCGTATGCCATGGTCGTTCTCCTTCTATGCCAAGAACACGGTTAGCGCCGTGTCGAAATCTACTCTTGTGTCTAGGATTCCGCCTTCGCCCGAGAGTACCACGGGGACGACGCTGTCGAAGCCGATCCCGCCGCTGCGGATCTCGACGCTCAGATTTTCTTTTGTAAACGTGGCGTTGTACAGCCACGCCCTCGAGGCCCAGGCGTCGGCGAGCGCGACGAGGTCGGTGATGACCGAAGCGACCGATCGCGCCTTGTCTTTCGACAGCGCGTTGCTCACTTTGTTGATGTCCTCGACGATCGAGATCCCCTGCCACTTCTCTTGCGCGAAATTGACCTTCACGCCGTTGAGCAGATTCTGGATGATCGAAATGTTTCGCATCGAGCGATAGCCGTTCGAGCTCGTGGGCACGCTCACCGGATGGTAAAACGTGAGCACGTTCTGGAGTCGGACGGTGAAGCCGCTATCAGCGACAGTGGGGCTGATGCCAGCCTTAACAGCGCTGTCGCGGTTGTCGTAAGTGTCTGTCCAGCGTCCGGCGGCCGCGGCGATCACGACTTGGCGACCGGCGATGACGCCAGGCAGAAGCTTGCCAACGTAACACTCTTCGGCGCGGTCGTTGTTCGTCCTCGCCATGACGCCGATCGTGGTCGCGGCGATCTCGCTCGGATGATTCGGGCTGTCGGGGACCGCAACGATCCCGTTCGTGCGGTCGGTCGCTCGCGCGGCGTTGCCGATCACGATCAACGCTGCGAGGCCGTCGGATCCTGCGTCGATGTCGCCGGTCAAGAACCGCAAGGGCCGCGCGACGAGCTTGTCATACAGGCCGGTCGCGTCGTTCCCTTCGCCGTTGTAGGCCGAGATCGCTGTCAGCGTGGTGCTGTCCTGCAAGTAGCCATGCACGCCATCGGTGAAGTGCTGAGCGTTCGCCTGGTCTCCAGTGCCCAGACCATTGAGAGCGTCGGCGATCGTCGGTGTTCCGGCGCCAGTGGCGAGGTCGACGATGGTAACCGCAGTGATGCCAGCTGGAAGCTCTTGCCCGGCGAACACGTTGAGGCGCATCTTGATTTCGTTGCCGTACGTGCCGCTGGTCTTCGCCGTGACGTCGATCTCTTCGGGGGTCGATCCGTCCACCGCCGCGGTCACGGGAAGGTCAGTGGCAGCGGTGATCGCTGCGGTGATCGCCGTCGCTGCCTGCGCCGCGGTGCTGCCCTTGGCGATGTTCACCGGGACGTAGTCGCCGGCAACGTACAGGTGCACGGTGCCCGCGGCTGTTGCGGTTCCGGCGACCGTGATCGTGCCAGCGGCCGCGGAGCCTGCGCCCGGCTCGGCCTGTGGCACACACCAGCACTCGACGCCTTTGGAGCCGTTGAACGCGGCCTTGACCAGCCTGTGCAGCATGAAGCCGAACCCGTAGCGGTTGCCCGCGTCGGCCTCGTTCAGCACCTGCACCGGGGCGTTGGCAACCACGGTTGTTTTGCTCGGATCGTAGGTTCCGATCACCACGATCTTGCGCGCCAAAACTTCAGAGGTCGGCGCGAACTGCACGTTACGGACGCTCACCGCGTTCGCTGCGGCTAAGCTCGTTGCGCTGATTGTCATCTCTTAATCTCCTTGCCGACCTCAATCGGCGTTTCTAATTCAGTAGCCGCAACCGGCTGTTTCTTTTTCGTTCCGGGATAGATGAACTCTTTAGCGTCGGGGTCGTACACGCTCGATCCGAAAACGTGCCGTGGCCCGTCCTCGGCAGCTCCGTCGCTCTTTGTCGTCGCCTTGAACCATTTCTTGTCGGCCTTGCTCGCGGCCTTTATCCATGCCGGGGCGGGCTTAAGTTTTGGATCCGACCAGTACGCAAACTGATAATCCAAAAGCAGCATATGATAATGGCTCTGGCCGTTCGGCCCCTCGTGGTGGTACACAGCGTGTACAGAATCGATATCAAAGCTGTTGCGCTCCTCGGCGTACCACGCCGGAAGGCTCGCGGAATACGCGTCGACCGTCGGCGATCCGATCGCGTTGACTCGATCGGCGAACGCTGCCTTTTGCTCGTCGGTCAGAGTCTCTAGGTATTCGCCAAGCGTCATGGTTCTGGCTCCGGTTCTGGCTCTGGTTCGGGATCGTCGCCGAGCTGTACCGCCGCGCGACCCTCGTTCTCGTCGCCTTCTACTGGGTCACTCACATCGCCTTCGACGAGCAGATCGACCATGACCAGATCCATGTCGCCGACAGCCGCGGCGCCTGTGATCTCTTCCATTGCGATCACATTGAACGTCAACGACGCGGTGAGCACTGCAAGCGATCCGCTTGGTAATGGATCGTCCTTCTGGACTCTCGAGATCCAACGGTTCGACACTTTAAGATCGCCGTTGGTCCCGTCGTCTAACTTCACCGCTTCGTTGTCCATCAGCACTTGATAAACGGCATCTATAAAGCCGTCCATGAGCACGTCCACCGCTTGCGCCGCGGGGACGAAAGCGGCGATCGCCGCGGCCTTCTGCGCGTCGGTCGATTCCGGATCCTCGAGCGCCGACACGTTGCCGCTGGCCTTCGCCGAGGCCAAGAGCTCGACTGCGAACTCCATCTCGTGGCGCACGGGGCCACGCGGGCTCGCACCGCTCCGCGGGAAAGATCCGGATCGGTAGCTCACCGAGACCTTGCGGTTCGTGCTCGTGACTGTCTCGGCGTCCGTGCTCTGGCCCTGGTAGCCGACAACGCGATAATTGCCGGCCGCTGCGTTGCCGAGGATGGTAACGAGCGCGGCCTTTACTGTGCGGAACAGCATCATGCTGGGGTCTGCTCAGTCTTAGTCAAATAGAGCCTCAACATGCCAAGCGACCGCCCGCCTTGGTACGATTGATCAAAACAAAAATACGTCTCGAGATCCGCATCCTCCCGAGGCTCGGAAGGAATGCGGACCACGAGCCGATCCCCTGGCGAGGGGAGCGGATCGAGCGAAGAGCGGCGCACGACCACGACGGGCTCGGTGACGTAGACTGTTTCGCCAGTCTGCGGATCCTCGCCCGTGCGGTCGTAAAGGACTTGAGCCCGGACGGTTTGCACCGCGCCGTTAGGCGTCTGAATCTCGACGGGCAAGGAGAAATCCCCTTCGAGAGACGTGGCCAGAAACTCTTCGCTCAATTTCCGCAGGTCGACCATCTAGTCCTTTTTGGTCTCTTTCGTTTCGGCCTTGGTCTCGGTCTTGTGCTTCGCTCCGCCCTTTTTCGGCGGGTCGATCCACTCGATCGATTTCACTCCAGAGCCCGTGTAAACCGTCTTTGCGATTTTGCCGTCTGCTCTCATTTTTTACCCCAACGTTTTGCAGAGTGCTTTTTCTCGCCGCCAAGATCGAGCTCTTCGGTCTCTTCGTCATCGACGACCGGAGCGGCCTTAGCCGGCTCGGCCTCGACGACCGGCGCGGCCTCGACGACCGGAGCGGCCTCGACGACCGGAGCGGCCTTAGCCGGCTCGGCCTCGACGACCGGAACGGCCTCGACGACCGGCGCGGCCTTAGCCGGCTCGAGCTCTTCGACCTCGACGGTAACCTTTCCGCGTGCGGTTAGGTCGGCGATCTCCGCCTCGGTGAAGTAGCCATCAGGGACCACATCACCGAGACAGAAAAGGCCGCCGCTTCGCGTCATACGCGGCTGTTTATCGGACCAGCGGATCACGGCGTCGTGTCGATGACGTAAAAGCCATCGGTCAGCGTCGGCGCGAAGATCGGCGCGGACTGCGTGCGGATCGTGAGACCCGTACGGCGAGCGTCGAGGTACGCGTCAAAGTGGAACATGCGCAGATCGAGTTGACCCAGGCTCTGCTTGACGTTCGGCGGCAGAGGACCAGCCATCGGGCCGATCCCGAGATAGTATTGCATCTCGGCGATCTCTTGTGGGCTGTAGTCCAGGCGCTCGTTCGGCCCGAAATAACAGTCGCAACGGGTCTCGCTCGAGAAGACGATCGCGCGGTCGGCCGGCAGGTACGGCGTCTTGGTTCCGGCGCTGTCGTCGTACCACTCGTCGTAGGTGAACACGTCGAGTTGCTTGCCCGAAGCGACTTCGAGGCGGCCGCGATAATCGAAGCCGGCTTCGATCATGAACGCCCATTTGCTCGGCACTTGACGCAGCCCGCCGAGCTCGACCATCTCGAAGCGCATGACGTCGGCGTCGGCGCTGATTTTGGTGTTCGCGCGAACGCCAGCGTAAGCGCTCGATCCGAGGATCAGACCGTCGGCGCGGACCTTGCCGTTTTCGCGGAGCTTGGAGCAAGCCGTGTTGAGGTCGAGCAGGATGTCCGTGGCGGCGGTCAACCACGCGCCAGAAGCAGCCGCGGTGTGCGTGCTGTTGCGCTTGAAATCATAGAGCCACTCGGTCTCGGTCGCACCGATGATCGCCGGCTGTTTGCCAGTCAAAACCACCTGAGCGGCGAGATACTCGAACAAGCGAATGTGCTTGCGCAGGTGTTCCCGGTGAGCTTTAAAAGCCTTCATCCTGAGGCGTTGACGGCCGTCCATGCGCTCGTACGGATTCTCCCCGGCGGTGCGCTTGCGCAGCTCCGCGGCGCTGATGAAGGTCTCTTCTTCAGCGAACGGGAACCGGAAGGTACGCGTTGAGAAGAGCTCTTGCATCGCGTATTTCTTGGGGTCGATGTCGTGGGCATACATGCCACGGGGGAGCATCTGAGCGATCCGCTCATTGCCGCGGACGATGTCCACATCGATCTCGATGTCTTCGGCCTCGAACACCCTCGTACCGCCACCGAGGCGGCCGAAGAGCGATTGAAAACCGGTCGGCGTGGCGATGATGTCGCGCTCATCGAAAACGCCGTCCATGGTGCGTTTGTAGATCCCTGGCGCGGTCGGGCTAGCTAGTGTCATCTCAATTTCTCCTAGTCGTTCTCTTGGGCGTCCATCGCGACAGAGTCGATCGCGACGATCCCGAGGTTGTTCAGAAGATAGTCTTCGACCGTCTGGAAAATCCCGTTCGCCGTGATCAAAGAAGCGAGTGTTTGGCTACCCTCGAACACGAGTTGATTCTTGTCCACGTAAACGGGGAAGCCGCCGACCAGGACTTGCTTTTTGGTGACCGTGCCAGCGACGAGCGCGGCCGCGGTGATCTCGGATCCCACGTAGATGCCAGCGGGGATCGCGGTGTACACGTCGCCGGTCGCCGCGGTGACGACGCCGCCGCCTGCGCCAGTCTGACCGTCGAGGCCGAGCGAAGTGCCCGTGGAGATGTCCGTGCCAGACCCGACGGCCGACAGGACGGAGATCGAAGAGGCTCCGAGGCCCTTCTTGATGGACTCGAACCGCACGGAAGTTCCGATACCGTCCACGTTGACGCAACGGAACTTGCCGGCAACGCTCGCGTGGGAGCTGATCACTTCCGCGATCTGCGCAACGTCGGTTACCGTCGAGAAGTTCAAGCCGGTGACGGAGATTACCTCGCCGTCGACGGTGACCTTAAACGATCCATCGGTGACATCGTCCCACGCGGTGTAGGCGCCGGCGAGCGTGCCGCACGTGAGATAAGCGGACGTCTGCACGGCGTCGGTGTCGGTCATCGGGGTCCACGTGCCGGCCGAATTCTTCGCGACCACGGTATAAGGTGCGAGCACCGCGGAGCGCGCGCCGTCCTGCGCAAAGGTCTCTTGGCTTCGGACGAGACGATCGCCGCCGCCGAGGTAGAAAGGCTTGTTCGTGTTGTCAGTAATGGCCATGACGGTCATGTTGATTTATTCCTTTCCCAGTTGGGCGCGCATTTGCTGCACTGCGGCTTCGAGGGCTGCGGCCGAAGAGATCGTGCCGTCGGCCGGTGTGGCGGACTCGAGCGCCCTGGGCTCGGGGCCCCTGGCCTCGGACGACGCCAGCTCCGCGCCTTCGATGGTCGCGGCGGCGTGCTGCGCGTCGAACATGGCGATCGCACCCTCGAGAGCCTTGGGGTGTTCCTGCCCGGACAATACCCGTGCCGCGATTTCCTTCACGACTGCTGGGTAAACATTCGAGGCCAGGATCGGGGCGACTGCGGTCATACGCGCTTCAAGGTCGGTTTGCGCGGCCGTGGTCTTCCCGAGCGTTGCCTCGAGCTCTGCGATCTTCGCCTGTAGCTCTGCGCTCATTTTCTGTTCCTCTTCTGCCGCGCAATGCGGCGCCTCTTCTGCGGTTGCGCAGGATTGCGCGGCCGCTTCTATTTCGGTGTCGCTAACAGCCTTGACACTCTGGTCGGCAAGACTGGAGGAGGTGCCAAAGCCGTTAACGACTTCATCGATCATTCCTACGGAAAGCGCGCTCGCCTTCGAGCTGTCAGGGTCGATTGCGATCAGCATCCTACCGCGCCCGAAGGTAGCCCGGACAACGTCCGCGCTGATGCCGCGGCCTTCTGCCACGCGCTCGATAAACGCCCGCTCTAGGGCGTCCACTTGATCTTGAACGACGGCTAGGCCGGACTCCGTCCC